ATATCTAAATTAAGGATTATAGGTGGTAGAGATTTTGAATTATTTACAAAATATATAGGAATATTTGGCAAAAAACCAAGAAAAGAAATCACAAAAGGATTTATATTTAATAGAATTAAGGGTCAGATTAAATCTGTTAAACCAGTAGATACAGAAAGTGAAGTTTATGATCTTACGATTCCAGAAACTCATAATTATATCGTAGATGGAGCCGTTGTTCATAATTGCGGCATAAGCACATTATCCGGGGCATATGCCCTATGGAATGGAATGTTCTTCTCCCATAAAACCATCTTAATCGTCTCAAAAAGAGACAGAGACGCCAAAGCCTTCCTAGATAAGAACATCAAATTCGTCTATGATAACCTGCCTAAAGAATTCCATCAGATCTACGGCGATCCACCACCCACATACAATGAACATGAGATCGTGTTTCCGAATGGATCACAGATCAGTAGTCTGACATCCTCTAAAGAAACACTGAGATCTAATTCTTCATCTTTGAATATTATTGATGAAGCTGGATTTATGCCGCACATGGATGAGATGTGGGCAGCAGGCTGGCCTTGTGTTTCTGACGATTCAATTATCTCTACAAACGATGGTTTGATAGAGATAAAGGAGATGCTTAATGACAATACTGGAATTGGGGAATTTGGGAATCTAGATATCGATCTCCCTACGGACTCTGGAGATAAGCAATGTTCTGCTATCTTCAATAGTGGATATACCAATACTTTACATATTGAGACCGAATTGGGTTATGAATTTGAAGCAACACCACACCATAAACTTAGAATATTTAACGAACAAGGAGAATATGTCTGGAAAGAATTAAGAGAATTAAAACAGGATGATTATGTTTGCTTATTGCCAAATACGTGTAGAGGAAAGCCACATGTTTTTGTAGAGCCGGAATGTGACCTAATTAATCTTGGGAACCTTAAGAACAGAGATCATACTGAGGTAATATGTCATAAGTGCTACAAAAAATTTGTTCTCAAGGTTATAACTTTACGGAAATCGAAGAAAGAAAAATATATTTGTCCATCTTGTGTACATCATAAGCCACAAAAATTGCCAGATATAATGACCGTTGATCTTGCTGAGATTATAGGTTATTATATCGGAGACGGAAGTTCCTCCGTCTCTAGACCGAAAAGAATAAAACCGCATTGCTGTCCTACAGACAAACAGCTACATGAAAAATTAATAATTAAACTAAAGAATATCGGACTAAATCCAAAAACCGAATATGCGTGTCATACGGTTGATATCAAAGTCTATAATGCCCCATTTGTAGACTGGATGTTTAGGCATGGATTGATTAAGGAAGATGTATATCACGCTAGAATCCCAAAGGCGATTTTGTCAAGTGGCCCAGAAATCATATGTGCATTTTTGAGAGGTTATTTTGAAGCCGATGGCTCGTCATCAAATAAAAGAATTACTTGTTCGTCTGTATCGAAGGTTCTTATAGACCAAGTGAGATCATCTCTGTTCTCATTGGGCATTATAACTAGAACATCTGAAGGAAGAGGAGGATTTACCAACAGCAAGAAATCATACAGATTATCAACAATAGATCGTAGAAATTATATAAGATTTATAAACGAAATAGGATTCATATCAGATAGAAAGAACGTAATACTAGATGCGCCTAAACAGGAACACGGATTATCAATACGACATAAAGCAGTTGAAGAATTTTGTAGAAAATCAAATAAAAAATCTATAACCAGATACTATCAAAGGAATAATAGAATACCATATAACAGAGCAATAGACCTGCTCTGTGATGATAACAAAGATACTGCTCTAGGTAGAATACTAAGTAATGGCCTAGTGCCTATGAAAGTTAAGTCTATAAGAGAAAGTAAAGCAAAAACTCTAGATCTTAGCGTGCCCGAAAACAATACCTACATAGCAAACGGTTTTATAAGTCATAATACACTGCAACATGGTGGATCTGTGATAGTTATTAGTACATGTAACGGAGTAGGGAATTGGTATGAAGTAACATGGAGTGACGCTGAAAAGAAAAGAAACGACTTTAACCCCATCATAGTCAATTGGTGGGACATGGACTGGTCCATAGAATTCGAGGATCAAAAAACAGGTCAAAAAAGAAGAATATGCCCCACAGACGGAATCCGGAAATGCAGAACAAAAGAAGAAAAAGAAAAATGGGGACCATACTACTCACCCTGGCTAGAAGAACAATACAGACAACTACAGCAAAGAGGAGAAGCACACCTCTTTAGACAAGAAATCCTAGCAGAATTCATAGGAACCGGAAACACAGTATTATCAAGAAATCAACTGTTATACCTAGTAGATGACCTGGATAACAACGGGGGACGGAAATACTTCGTAGTAGGAAAAGTCCCCTATATACACCCAACCACAAGCGAAGAACTAGAACTGGACTTCGATGGTAAACTCAAAATCTGGAAGCGTCCAATCAAACCGCAGCCAGACCTCATAGAACAAGGCAAAATAATACGGCCAGGCGCACCAGGCCACACCTACAGTATGGGCGTCGATATCTCCAGCGGAGAAGATAACGACCTATCAGCAATAGTAGTAATCGACTGTAATGACTGTGAACAAGTAGCAGAATTGAACATGCAAGTTCAGCCGTATTTCCTAATGTGTATGATGGATTATTTGGCCAGATACTTCAACAATGCCTTTGTGGTCCCAGAAAGAACAGGACTCGGGATACCCGTATGCCAGCAATTCTACAATAACTTCGGATATTCCAACGTCTACCACATGAAGACCGCCAAAGGACAAAGAACAGCCAAAGTCGGTTTTCCAACTTCACCTGCACACAAACCAACGCTAGTAAAAGCAATATTAGACAACATCGGAGTAGAGGATGGAGTTAGAGTATACAGCGCAGAACTCGTAGACCAGTTGCACATCTTTATACACCTAGGTGGAAATAAAATTGGACACGTTCCAGGTCCAGGAAATCACAGTGATATCGTAATGGCTCTGGGGATGTCCCTGGTTGGACTTCCGGAGGCTGTGATATCGGATCACGCCTCACTAATACCTGTGCACAATGTGCCCAGCCTAAACAACGACGTAATAGACCCACCTGACGCAGCACGGCAAATAGGCCAACTGAACGATTCTGGTGGAATACACGCTCTAGCTCCTGTTATTTTATGCCCAGAACTATCAGAACATAAGACCCCAGAACAAGAATTCAACGAATATATTATGACCCTCGGAGGATTGCCAGCTAATTCTAAATTGGTCGATCCTAGATTCATGATAACACAGAAAATCAAAACCATACGATTAGATAACGGCGGACCCATAATGAGATGATCGACTGGAATCTCACCAAACAAAAATTCGGCAACGTAGACCTGTCCCAAAAACGTCCTAAAATAGTAGCCAAATGTGATAATTGTAATGCGACCAGAGACCTAACCATCAGAGTTAAATCACGCATAAGAAACAATAATATTGACTGGTTATGTTATAAATGTGCCTGTAATAAACCAGACATAAAAAAGAAACACTCCACGATACAAAAGAAAATATGGGAAAAGAAAGATTATGTCGATAAGAGAAAGAAATCGTCCCAAGAATTATGGAAAGACGAGAAATACCGCAGTAAACACTCTGAGTCAGTACGGGATGTGGAGTCCAGGAGGAAGTGTTCCGAGGCTGCTAAAAAGGCTTGGATGGATGAAAATTATAGAAAAGCTCACGCTGTATCCTTAGTGAAGCAACTCACTAGTACTCCAAATACCGAGAAAAGGATGCAGGAGATTCTTGATTCTCTGAATATTGAGTATAAGCATCAAGTTGTTTTGGGTCCATATACTTTCGATTTCCTTATTCATCGTGACGAGACAGATTTGCTGTTAGAAGTCAATAGCCACTGGGTGCACCGCAGACCCGATGTTGCCAGGAAAGATGAGGCTAAGAGTTCGTATGTTTCTACGCTCGATGGTTATGAGTTAAAGACGGTCTGGGAGCATCAGTTATTTGATTTTAATAAGATGCAAGCTTTGTTGAAGAGGTGGGTTGGTTTTTATAAAGAGTCAGAGAAAATTGATCTTAAAGATTTAAGTATTAAAATTGCTAATGAAGATGAAATGCAATATTTGATGTGCAATTATCATTATATGGGTTCTCTTGGCAGAAGGGGCTTTTATGTTGGTGGTTATATTGGGGATAAGTTGGTTTGTGGTGCTGTTTTTTCTCATCCTATCCGTAGGGAGGTTTATGTATCGTATTGCAGGAAGGATGAAGCTATGGAGTTGAGTAGGTTTGTTATTGTTCCTTTTGTTAGGAATAAGAATCTTGCTTCTTATTTTCTAAGTAGGTGTGTCAAGTTGGTTCCTTCTAATATTCGTTATTTGTTTAGTTTTTCAGATCCTTCTGCTGGACATGCTGGTACGATCTATAGGGCCTCGAATTGGGTTTTTGATGGTTATACTGCCCCTTCATATTTCTATGTTAATGAGGATGGTTGGAAGTTGCATAAGAAGACGTTGTATAATCAGGCTCGTTCTGCTCATATGGTTGAGTCCGAATTTGTGAGTACTTATGGTTATAGAAAGTACAAAACGCCTCCTTTGTCCAAGTTTCACCTTAAATTGAAATAAAAATACATAAAATAAGAGGTGGATACTTATGCCTAGTTTTCAGCTTTGGGATCGGATACGTGCTTACTTCAAGCAAGCCAACCTATATCGGGTGGACAACCTATATTCCGACCAAGATGATGTTGAGAGGGTCACTCAGGGTGGTCAATTATTAAATGTAGGTAGGCAGTCTGCTTTGTTGGAACAGACCAACCTACAGATTAACAGGTTAGAGCGCTACAAAGATTATGATATGATGGACCAGACTGGGGAAATTTCTCTAGCTTTGGATATTTATGCAGATGAGTCTAGTCTTGTTGACCCAGAACGCAAGCACAGTGTGTTGGTTAAGGCAAAGAACAAGAAAGTCAAGAAGGTAATTGAAGATTTTCTGTATAATACTCTGATGATTGATAGGGAAATTCGTCCTATTATCAGATATTTGTGCAAGTTTGGTGATTTTGCTGCAGAGATTGTGCCTACGAAACACCGTAATGGTGTTTCTGGGTATCGTTTCATGAACATTTATAATTTTACTAGAATTCATACTAAATATGATGATTTAGTCGGTTTTTATTATCAAAACGCTGTTGCCGGCGAGCCTGAATTCTTGTACCCTTGGCAAGTGCTGCATATGCGTCTGACCAGTTTGGAGAATATTTATGAACCGTATGGTAAGTGTTGTATTGAGGGCACTCTGGTTGACACACCTAATGGGCAAAAGAGGATTGAGGAAATTCGTAGTGGGGAGATTGTCTATAGTTTTGATGGTATGCACAATGTACCTACAAGAGTTATAGATCTTGTGGATAATGGGTATAAGCAGACCTATAGCATCCACACATCGTGCAGGAGACTAGATCTTACATCCAATCATCCTGTTATGACTTACCAAGGGAATAATCTTGTCTATAAGCAAGTAAATGAATTGTCTCATGGGGATATGATAATAGTCCCAGAGAAGGACAATATTGTTGTAGAGGGTATCAGCAGAATAGAAAAAAGAGATAATAAGCAAGTGTTTGATATCGGAGTCGAATCCAATTATCATAATTTCGTAGCAAATGGTGCTGTAGTTCATAATTCTATTCTTGATGGAGGTCGGAAAGATTATAAGAGGTTGCGCCTTATGGAAGATGCAGCCCTCATCTACAGGGTATGTGTTCGTGGAGATACAAGGGTTTCTACACCAGATGGTTATAAGCATGTTAGAGATATTGAGGTCGGCGATACAGCTTTTTGTTTAGATCGGGATATAGAGCAAAAACCAACAAAAATCATTAACTGTGTTTGTAATGGAAGACATAAAATTTATCGTGTATTTTCACGACATCGCGAGATATTCACGAATGCGACTCATCCTATTCTTGTTGTATCGCCATATAAGAAAGATGGTGTACTTTATCATGATAAATTAGAATATGTTGATACACAAGATTTAAAAACTCTAGAAAATACTTGTGCTAAGCATTATTGTCATAGGTTCTTATTGCCACGAATAGAAAACGAAGAATTAATAAAATTAGAACACCCGGATGTTCCGATTTATGCTAGACTAAGTGAACCTGTAAATTGTTCTATAGGGAAGGACTCGAATACCACAATAAAAGCTTTTTTAAGCGAGCATGCCTATATTGAGAAGGATTTAGCCGAATCTATTTTACAAGAAATTAATATTAAACAAAATCTCGAATATATGAAAGGTTGGTGTTATAATTTTCCTCAGCGAATTTGTCGGCAATATAATGTTCCATTAGTTGCTGATGAGGATTTTGCAAAATGGTTTGGTTTCATGATAGGGGACGGTTACGTAAGCACCAGGGGACGAATTAAACAGGTTGGTTTTGCCCTAGGTGATGACCGTGAAATAAACGAACAATATAAACAATTGTTCGAGAAAATAGTTACGGAAGTATCATTTGGTCAGGATGAAGATTATAGACTAGGATCTTATTACGTCTATTCCAAACATCTTGTCGATTTTATGTTGATTAATGGCTTCATACAAGGAGCGGAAAACAAGAGAATACCATCTTGGGTCTACAGATCACCACGTAAAATACAAATTGCATTTATTGATGGTTATTTAGACGCGGATGGAAATAGCAGATATTTCAAAGGTGGCATAACTGAGGGGCATACAATAGAATGTTGTAATGAAAAACTTGTCGAAGACTTCAAAGAACTTATTGATAGAATGGGTTGGTCTGCTGGCCTAATATCACATCGTAAACGAGATGGTGGACATATTATAGATAAGAAAACCAATAGAACAATGCCAGATACAGAGTCGTGGGTCCTTTATTTTACAAAAGAAGAACTACCAGAACACGAACGAATTCTCGGAGTAGAAGAAATCGGAGAAGATCTGGTTTATGATGTAACAGTCGAGAATGACGTTCATAATGTCATTTATAACGGAATTTATACGCATCAGACCCGCGCTCCTGAAAAGAGAATTTTTAATATTCCAATTGGCCAGATCCCTCCGCACCAAGTACCCCAATATATCCAGCTTCTTGCTAGACAGATGAAGAAGCATAGGTTTGTAGATCCTGGTACTGGGGAGATTAATGAACGTTGGAATCCGTTAATACAGGAAGATGATTTCTGGATGCCAAAGCGTCCCGATGGGACCGGGCCGTCCATAGACACGCTGCCTGGTGCTGAGAATTTGGATAAGATTGCTGATATCGAATATTTCAAGAAGAAGATGGTTTCTGGTTTGAAGATTCCATTTAGCCGTGTTGGTATTGGCGATCCTTCCGAATCTGATGGCAAGTCTTTGTCTTCTGTTTCTCCTGAGTTCGCTAAGAGTGTTCAGTGGATTCAACGTGAAGTGGTTTTGGGTCTTAAGAAGATTTGTCTAGTGCATCTAGCTCTTCGCAATCATGATGTGAGCGATATGCGTGAGTTTGACCTGTATATGACGGCTGCCTCAGCTATAGATGAGCTGTATCGTATCGAGACGTGGAATACCAGGTCTAATATTATGGGTAATTTGAAGGACCTTGGGTGGTTTCCTCCAGAATGGATTATTGAGAGATTTACAGATCTTACTCCTGATGAAATATTATCTCTGAAGGCTAACAGCGATAATGCTTTGAAGGAGCCGGATATCAAGGAAGAGGATCTCGATGAGGATGAGAAGGAGCTTCTAAATGAGACTATGAAGTCTATCTATGAGGCTCAGAAGATACAGGAACAGACGAATTCGGAAAAGGATTATGGTTTGTCTGTTGAGTCCTTCCTTAATAAGAATGAATTTGATGGTATTGAGAAGGGGTCTATTGGTCCTGTTAGTGTTGATACCAAGGTCATCGAGGAGGCTAAGGAAGATTATTTGCTTGCTCTTAAGAGAATGGATGATTCCTTTGTTATGTCTCAACCGGTGACTAGGACCATTGCCGAGGGTGTCGAGGAATACACCTCTGATTATGCCACAGAGTGATCTCACTATTTCAAGCCTACTTTAAAATCAAATTTACTCTGAAAATTCTGGTATTTTCCAGGGATTACATAACCATTTAACTCAGGGGATTTTGCGATGTCGAAGAAAATCGCTAATCAGAAACAGACACCAGTATCCGTAGTCGAGATGGATGCTAGGAAGTTTCTGCGGCGTTTAAACGCAGGCGCACAAAGTCAGGTAGCCGTATTCTCGGAAAGAATCCGAGAAATGGGTAAAAAAGTCAACGAAAACTGGGAGCTCGTATCCCTTGAGCCCAAAAACTTAATATTCCAGGAGCAATCGACAGGCAAGTACTACACCGCCAGTATCAACAAAAAAAGCCGCTCACAGGTGCAGATAGAGAGCATCAGAGAAGTCAGAGTGGTCGAGTCTGAAGAAAAAGAAAAGCACTACGTAGAGAGCCTGCTCGGACTCATCGAATCCATCAAGCAAGACGATATCGAAAAAGCTGATAACCACTTCAAGAAGATCGCAATGGCTCGCTTCCAGCGAGGCGTGATTCCTGAGCATGGTATTATCACTACCAGAGATGGTATTAACCGTTTTGTTCCTATGCGTACTAATGTCATTGACGAACACAAAAAACCTGAAATCATTAAAAAGATTTGTGATGTTTTAGAAGGTAGTGTTAAGGTTTCCCGAGGGCGTATCGTTGAGGGAACTTTTAATAATTCTACTATTAAGCTTCCTGTTAATGAGTTTACACGTCGCAGAATTATTGCTAGGAAGATGAAGAAGGTTGCTCTAGAGGCTTATAAGTCAGATGGTTTCCAGAAGAGGATTAAGCATTGTGCGTCGTTGGTGTCCGAGGGTCGAGAAGGTGTGAAGAACGCTATCAAGAATTTGACGCCCTTCCTTGTAGAATCCCAGGAATTTTGTCTCCTTACTCTCCAGGAAACACAGGACCTCGTAGGTAATGCGTTGGCTGCACAGGGTTGTATGAACCATTGTTTGGCCGACGATTTGGGCACTTTGATGTATCGCACGAATGCTGTAGCCAACCACGATACAATTCTGGAAGATTGGAAGCTTACGGCTCGTAAGGCAGAATATCCTCCGTTGGTTAAGAATGTCAAGCTTCTTGGTGAGAGCAAGAATTTCGCCAGCGATTATGGCATATTCCTGGGGATGGTCTTTAACGAAGATGTCGATACACGCACTGCAAAGGCTAAGATCTACCTGACTGCCCTCAAGGATATGCGTGATGTTATTTCTGGCGGTGGAGATGAGGAATTAACTGAATCTCTTGAAGACCTGATCATGCGTATGGAAGAGCAGGGTAATGAGATTGATGATGCGACGCTCATGGAGGCTGAGGAGCTTGTTGCGTCTGTTAGCGAGAATCTTCTGGATGATGCGATGACGTTGTCCGATTTCGATGCTATTCCTGAGCCAGATGCTGAGCCTGATGAGTTCGGTGATATGGACCTGGGTGATGAGGCCGGTGATGAGGACCTTGGTCTTGGTGGTTCTCCTGGGGCTGATTTGCCGTTTGGTGATGAAGGCTTAGAGGGCGAGGAAGAAGATCTTGGTGATGAGGATCTGGCTGGTGTTCTTGCGGAGCCTGGGGAAGAAGAGGAAGAAGAGGAAGAGTTTTCTCTAGAGTCCGCTGAGAGAGAAGGCAAGGTCATGAGCGAGGATCAGTACGCTTATGATAGCCCAGATGTCAAGATCGGTTCGTATGGCTTTGGCGAAGACCATTCTACTTGGCCCAATAAGGTTACCCAGACGAAGGAAGGTGGTCAGAAGGGCAAGAAAGAGCCCTCCAAGGGTGATGCGATGGGTTGCCAGGGCGAGCCGGAGATGAACGTGAAGAAGGATGCTGGTCATTCTGGCGATACGCCGAAGAAGACTGGTCTTGGTGAGAATATTGTGTGCCCGGAGTGTAGTGAGGGGGATATCGACCCAGCTGAGGCTCTTACTGAGGATGGTGCGGTTTGCCCGGCTTGTGGCGCTGACATCTATACTCAGGTAGAGGAGTCTCTTGGTATTGCTGAGAATATTGCCGGAGCTGGGCATGAGATGGATGTCCAGGGTGGTAAGGGTGTTGCTCAGCGTTCTTTGACCAAGAGCGATGGTCGTGGGGATGGTGGTAAGAAGGTCGATATCGAGAAGATTGGCCCTCAGGATTGTGTGACTGGTTGTGGTACGCAGGATAGTGATGGTCGCAGTTTTGGTGGCAAGTCTGATGGTATGGATGGTCAGGATGGTAAGAGTATTGCTGCGGCTTCTATGACTAGCAGTGATGGCAAGTCTGCTGGTTCTGGTGGTGGTGAGGCTTCCGAGGATCAGTACAAGGATGGTACTCGGAGACGCCGGATGGCGATGCCTGTTAAGGGTCGTGCTACTTTGAATGCCACGGAGGAGTCCGTTTCTCGTCGTGGCAGGACTGTCTCGGAAGAGATGAAGGCTGTGACGATTGTTACGGATAAGGATATTGATGAGATTGTTCAGGCTTTGAATAGTGCTGAGGATGGTGGTCTTCCTCCGGATATTGATGATATGGGGGATATGGAGGGCGAGATGGGGGATATGGAGGGCGAGATGGGCGATGAGGATGAGTTAATTGATCAGGAGCAGGATGATCTTGAGGATAAGGAAGAGTTCCTTGATGATCAGGAAGATTATATTGAAGGTGAGGAGGATGAGTTGGAGGGTGAGGAAGAGGAATTGGAGGGTGAGGAAGAGGAGTTGGAGGATGAGGAAGAGGAGGATGAGGAGAATGAGTTGTCCTCTCCTGAGGAGTTTGGCGAGGGTAAGCTTCCTCCGGCTTTAGAGAAGCATAAGTTTAAGAAGAGTGGCGAGTCGGAAGATGAGGATGACGGGTCTGCTCAGACTGATGAGTGCTCTATGAGTGAGGAAGATGGTGAGGAAGATGGTGAGGGTGAGGAAGATGAATGTTCGGTTTCTGAGGACAATGATATTGGTAAGCCCCAGGATTCTGGACATGACAGTGCGGATGCTGCTCGCAAGGATGGTGATGGTAAGCAGATGAATCCGAAACCTACTTTCTCTGATAAAGATTATGATGGCACTAAGGCTGCTAAGTTAGCTCGTCCTCTGAAGGACTAAGGAGATCAAGAATGCGTAAGCTTTACACCATCTCCGAGGTACGGGATTTAGCCTGTAATGGTATAATTCCCAATGGTTATAAGATGATCAACGATGCTAGGAAATTAGAGATCGTTGATATGAAGAAGGGAACCATCAAAGAGGATGTGGATGGCAGGACTAAGACGACCCCCGTCATGAAGGTGACGGGGATTTATCAGGTTGCTGATGAGAAGAATCAGAATGGGCGCATTTATCCTATGGATGTTATGCGTGAGGCTGTGAAGTCTCTCCAGAAGCCTGTTAATGAGCGTAGGGTTTTGGGCGAATTGGATCATCCATGTCTGACTTTAGATCATGGGCCGATTCGTGTCCTTACTACATCTGGATGGAAAGACTATAATGATATCAAAGAAGGAGATTATGTCTATTCCAGAGTTAATGGACAGATGATCCCTTCTAAGGTACATGCCGTAATTGACGAAGATTATAGTGGTACGGTATATCATTTCAAAGGAAGACATATTGATTCCAAATTCACAGCACCACACAAGGTGCTTACAGTAACTCGTTCTGATGGGAATCACGTACAAGAGCAACTAGAAACAACCGCAGATAACATCTATAAAAACCGTAAACAATACAACAAACATCGTATACCAAGAACAGCAGAATGGATTGGGAAGGATGAGGAAGTTTACATTATTCCTGGCGTAGATTCTCCCAATGCACACGAGTCCGAACCTCTACAAATCCCGACTGAGGTCTTTACAGCTTTTCTTGGCCTGTATCTTGCTGAGGGTGGTGTTCATAGGGATTCTACAGCGACGGATAAGAACCTTAGAAGTTATAGGGTTGAAATTAGTCAGATTAAAGATGATTACAAGGATCAGATTAGGGGTCTTCTTGAGAAGGTCCTTCCTGGTAAGAGTTGGGTAGAGACTGATCGTGGCTTTAGAGCTTTTGATAGACGATTAGCTACTTATTTGGAAAAACTTGGAGATAAGTATTCTAAGTTTATTCCTGAAGATGTTAAGCAATTGGATGGGAAATATCTTGAGGAGTTAGTGTATTGGTTCCAGCTTGGTGATGGCAGACAGAAACATGGTCGTTCTAATGTTTTTAGTGTGTCTGAAAAGTTGATTAATGATCTTCATGAGTGTTGGGTCAAAGCTGGTCATTGTTGTTATAGGACGATGATTGCGACTAATGAAGATTATGAGTTTGCTGGTCATATAATTAAGGCTGAGAATAAGAAGCCACTTCATCAGTTGACTTTGTCTCATACTACTGGTATCCATCTTGATGATCGTTTTTTGCAGATAGGGTCATCTCAGTATGATGGCAAGATTTGGTGTTTGACTACTGAGCATGGCAATTTTTATATGGAGCAGAATGGTTGTTCGTTCTGGACTGGTAATTGTGACTCGAAGATTCATTTGGATAAGATATGCCATCTAATAACAAAATTGTGGATGGATGGCAAGACTGTATATGGTGAATCTGAGATCCTTAATGATGCTCGTGCTCCGCATGGCGCACAATTGGCTTATATGTTTGAGAAGAAGATCCCGGTTGGAATCAGCTCTCGTGGTGTTGGTGATATGGACCTTGTTAGAGAGGGCGATGAGGAGTGTTATGAGGTTCAACCTGGATATTCGATTATAACTTTTGATGCTGTGGCTGAGCCTTCTGTTTTGACTGCTCAGCTTCGTCTTATGGAGTCCCAAGACAATAGGAGACGTCCTCGTCTTAAGTCTAAGCCTAAGCGGGATTTGCGTCGTTTACGTGAGTGTGCGTTGGTGAACGAGGTGCTTAAAGAATTAAGAATTAATTCTTAAGCAAAACTAATTTTTGAAGGGAGATCTCGATGGATAAGATTCGAGAATTGGTCAAGCAGCTGGGTGGTTCTGCGGAAATGGCCGACGGTCTTATTGAGGCTGTTGAGAGCTATGTTAAGTCTGAGGAACAGCGGCTTGAAGAAACTTTCAAGGATAGATTGCAGAAAGCGAAAGCAGTCTGCATCGAGAGTACTGAGAAATATAAGGCCGAGTTGGCTAGGAAGGTAGAGATCTTCCTAGAGGCTCGGGTTAATTCGGTAACACGAGAAGCGCAGAAGCAAACGGCAATTGGCGAATCGAAGGACTCCAAGACGCTATCCGGCATCAAACGATTGATCGAAGGCGTCGAATTGGACATCCAAGATGGTCAGGCTGTGGAGGAAAACAAAAAGCTGCGCCTCAAGGTTGCTAAACTTGAGGAAGGTAGAAAAGCCCTAGAGCAGAAAGTAAGCCGAAGTCACGGCCTTGCAAAGAAACTGCTCGAAGCAAACAAGATGCTTACGGCAAGACGGCCCAAGATCAACGAATCAGTCGGAAGACCCCAGAAAAAGGTTGTCAAGACTGAATCGTCCAAGCCCAAGACGAAGAAATTGGTAAACGAGGACGCTGTGGCAGCTCCTGTAAAAAGAAGCAGCAACTTCACTAGCAGCGATCCGCAAGTTAACGAAATTGCCAAAAGCATCGATTCGGGTCCAGCTTACCTGAAGTAACAGCTCGGGAAAACAAACCACAGCAGGAGAAAACGAAATGCGTTCGGGTAGACCAACCCTGATAGAAAGCAAACGACAACAGCGCCAGGCCCATCTCATCCATGAGGCCAAACGCAATCAACTCGTCGAAAAATGGGCACCAGTGCTGCAACGCTGTGCCGAAATCAAGCCCGCGAAGTTCGCCCTCATGGCGGCCATGATGGAAAACCAGCATGGCTACCAAGCCAACTCCACGCCGATAATGGAAGAAGCGACCACCACCGGCAACATCGCCGACTTTACCCGGTTTGCCCTTCCCCTCATCCGCAAGAGCTATCCGCGACTGATCGCAGATAACCTTGTCGGTGTACAGCCCATGAGCAGCCCCGCAAGCCTGATCTTCTACATCAGGTACCGCTATGCTCTGAATAAGGGTCAGACGCTCGCCGGTACGCAGATCATGCGTCAGAATACGGCGCAGCAGTTCAGCCGTCAGAATGGTTGGGCACTTGATCCTTACTACAGCTCTCAGACGGTAAAGGGTGAAAGCCTTGATATCGAGAGCGGTGGTACGGTGATTCGCGGCACGCTGATTCATAAGCCGATTCTCGCCGGCACGGTGCTCGTGAACGTCTACGCCGAAGATGATGACAATTGTGAAGATGCAGAACCCTGTCTGCAGGTCACTTTTGACAGCACCGGTGAAGTCGAGAACGTGTTTGCTGGTGACAACACGAATTGTCCGTCGGTCGAGGTTGATGTTTCGACTAGTGGTGCGACGGCGTTCAATCACCAGACTGGTGAGGTTGTGATCACGTTGGCGAGCGGTACTCTTCCGGATACGGCCATCGTCCGAGCGGATTATGAGTACGATTTGGAGAACAACCCGTTCCAGCCCGAGATCACTCTCTCGATTGATAGTGATTCGGTGAGTGCTGTGGCTCGAAAGTTGAAGACCACGTGGTCTTTGGAAGCTGCTCAGGACCTTAAGTCGGTTCATAATATCGACGCTGAGGGCACCTTGACGGATCTGATGGCGGATGAGATGGTTGCGGAGATCGATCGTGAAATTATTAACGATCTGATTATCGCTTCTAGTATTCGTGCTACGCATAATTTTGGCACGGCTGCTGGTGCTTCGGTTAACTTCACGGATCGCAACATTGCGTTGCTGTACAAGGTCCTTGAGGTTGCGAACATCATTCATCGTACTACGCTCCGTGGTCCGGCGAACTGGATGGTGACGTCTGCGGATATCGCCAGCAAGTTTGAGCAGCTGAATGATTTCCGTGGTAGTGATGCTCTGGCGCAGGATGGTATCGATATTGGTATCACTTCTGCGGGTACGATCCAGGGCAAGCTGCGTCTGTACAAGGATCCTCTGTTCCCGAATTGTAAGATCCTGATGGGCTTCAAGGGTAATTCTGTGCTGGATAGCGGTTATTTCTATGCGCCGTATATTCCGCTGCTGAGTACGCCGACGGTTCTTGACCCGAATAGCTTCACGCCGAATAAGGGCATCATGACCCGTTACGGTAAGAAACTTATCGAGGATGGTGGCTTATACTACGGAACTGTCACTGTCTCTAATCTGTAATATTTTACAGGTTTTTTGGATAACGGAAACGGCCAGGACAAAATCCTGGCCGTTTTTGTATTTGGTTTTAGCTCATCTGTATTTAATTGGTCTGTCTGATGGATTAATGTCTATATAACCGGGTTAGTGATGTTGGTTTGATTGGCTAATAGAACAATTTTTACGATTCTGTGAATACTTTTATTAAATAAAAAATATGATATTGTTTGTTTTTTATTGTTTATGAATACTTTTATTAGGAACATGTTATGGACAGGAAAGAACGAAATAGACGTTATGTAAAGAAAAGTAGATCACGGCGTAATGCTTCTCAGATTTATAGGGATTCTAATAGATATAAAACTTCTTTGAATAATTATATTACTAGATGTCTTGGTACGGCTAAATTTGAGGATCGTAAGAAAGGCAGAGATTTCTCTATTAATAGAGAATATGTTCTAGAATTATTTCATAAGAATAACGGTCGGTGTTGTGTCTCTAATACCCCGCTTGTATATGATGGTTCTTTGTTTTCTGTTTCTATTGATAGGATTGATAATGATGTTGGTCATATTATTGGTAATATTCAATTAATTTGTATGGGTTTGAATTTGGCTCGTAATACGGGTTCTACTGAGGATTTATTGTTTTTGGTTGATTGTTTGATTAATTCTGATTTGTTTGTTCCTGATGATTGTGTTTCTAGAGATTTCGTTTCTTCTTTAAGAAGGAATGTTATGCGTGGTGAGGATTCTGATTTGACGACGGATTTTTTATTGGATTTGTTTGATAAACAGGGTGGACGATGTACGTTGTCTGGTATTAGGATGTGTTGTTATAGACATCCTTGTTTGTCTTTGTCTGTTGATAGGGTTGATAATGATGTTGGTCATGTTATTGGTAATGTGAGGTTGGTTCTTAGAGCCTTGAATAGGGCTAAGAAGCGTAGGTCTGATTCTGAGTTTTTGTCTTTTCTTTCTGTTATTAGGGATAATTATGAATCGAGATGATGTTATTGTTGGTTTATATAAGAAGAAGTTTTCTCAAAAGAGGATTGCTTCTGAGCTTGGCATTAGTTTATCTACGGTCAGACGTAGGATGAGGGTTTTGTCTCTTTCTGGGTCTTCTTCTGGCGTTAAGGTTGATGTAGATGATCATTATTTTGATGTTATTGATTGTGAAAGGAAGGCTTATTGGTTAGGTTTTCTGGCTTCTCGTGGTTGTTTGGCTAAGTCTGCTGGTTCTAGGAGGTCTGTTCGTTTCTTTTTACCTGTCAGGGATGAGTGTGTTATACGTGGATTCGTTTCTGATATTAAGTATAAGGGTAAGGTTCATTTTTCTAATGGTTCTTGTGGTGTTGTTTTTAATAGCGTTGTTATGTCTGATTGTCTGGTTGGTCATGGTTTGCTGAAGTGGAGGGATGGTGGTGGTTCTGGGTTGTTTGATGTTGTTCCTTCTGATTTGATTCGTCATTTTGTTCGTGGGTTATTTGATGGTGGTGGTCGTGTTTGTTTGAGATCTAAGAGCAATGGTTCTGTTTGTGCCGTTGTTGTGTTTTCTGGTGGTGCGTTGAGTGTTGTAGAGGATGTTGTTTGTTTTAATGTTGGTGTTTCTAGGAATGGGGTTAAGGTTCGTAGTTCTAGATGTTTTATCAGGTGGTGTGGGAATAGGCAGGTTAAACTGATTGGTGATTGGTTATATTCTGATTGTAGTGTTTTTTCTGTTAGAAAGAGGTCTAGGTTTGTTGTTTGTGGTTCGTTTAGGTTCCGTAATATTCAAGATTTTTCTTTCGATATGAAGTCGAATGAGATTGTGGAGGTTGAGGCTGTTCGTTCTGTGTTTTGTGGTTTCGTGGTTAAGTCCGGCTGGATTAATCCGAGATATGATATTGATGCTGAATTTGAAAAGCTCAATAAGATTGATTTGAATTCTTATTTGAGGGATGATAAGATCGTTAATAGTTTTCCTTATGGTAATAATATTGTTTTGGATTTTTGTCCTAATATTTGGTGCGTCTCTAGGAATGGTC